CAGCTGATGAGAAGGTAGATGCCGCGCGAGGTCATCGACACATCCCGCGCGTGCAGCGCGACGAGCGCCGCCCCGGCAAAGGCGCCGACGATGGCATTGCCATCGATACCGGGCACCAGGGTGGCCAGGCCCACGCCCGCCGTGACGAAGGCGAGCGTGGTGGTGGTCGTGGGTTCGGCCATCGGGTGTCCTCTTAGGTCCAGAGCTGCACCTGCGCCGTCACGGACTGCGCGGTTTGAGCGGTGTCGGGCAGGTGCACCGGATAACCTTGCGGCAACACCGGGCCGAGGTCGGCCAGACCCGGATTGGCGGCGAGCGCCGCTTCGGTCACGCTGGCGGTGCGCCCCAGCACGCGCTGGCACAGCGCATCGAGCGTTTCGCCCTGCAGCGCACGCACGATCATCAGAGGAGTTCCACCGTGGCACGCGGACGGCCCAGGATGTCGCGGATGGCGTAGCGCGCTTGCCGGCGGTAATCGTCGACGGAGAGTTCCATCGCCTCGGCGCGGCGTTGTCCCGCATCGGTGCTGTCAAGATCGCGGTAGCGCTCGATCAGTTCGGCTTTCGCGGTGGCGTACACCGCACGCTGATACAGCAGCACGAGACGGGAGGTGTCGCCGATCGCTTTGCTCGGCACGGCCGCGAGCGACATCCGGCCCAGCGCTTCCTGCTGCTGTTGCCACGCATCCAGTTCGTCCTCCACCGCCGACATCGCCAGCGCGATGGCCTCGGTGAGGCGCGTATCGGTGACGGTGCCGTCCAGGCGCAGCACGGCGCGCACGTCAGCCAGCACGATCGGGGGATACCACGCGCCCGAACGGATGGCGGGTGACTCGGCGGTAGGAGCAGTGGCGACGAAACCGGACATCGGGATCTCTTCGATAAGGTGCGGCGGTGGTCGGTGGGTCATCCGGATGGGAGAGAGGTCATCGGATGCCCACCGAGCCGCCGCGGCGCTCGGGGCGAGCTCAGGTCGCAATGGCCAGCTGCTTTTGCAGCTTGCCGATCTCGGTCTTGATGCCGAGTCGCGGGTTCAGGCGTAAGGCGTGCTGTAGGTGATCGAGCGCTTGCGTGGGCACGGTGTCGCGTAAGGCCAGGCCAATGGCCTTGTGCAGCTTGGCGCGCACTTCATCGGGCATGTCGCGTTCCGAAGTCAGCTGACCGACGCGCAGAAGTTGGTCGACGGTAACCACGGCGCCGGGCTTCTCGCACTGGTCGGCGATTTCCTCGACCACCAGCGTGGCGACGTCGCGCTGGTAGTGTTCGGGCAGCTTCAAGTCGTGCTTCAGAAGATGCGCGGCCATGTCGAGCGCAGCATCCAGCGCACCGGTGTCGATGTGCCACACCATCAACGTGGCGAACACATCGTCCTGCACGGGCTGATCGGCCTCCAGTACGCCAGCGATCCACGCCTCATATTCCGGCAAGCGCTGGCGTTTGACGGCGATCTTCTGCTGAATCGACTGGATGCTCTTCAGCACGCGCTTGTCTTCGGCAAGCTTGGCAAGCATCAGGTCGTACGCGCTGCCGGTGAGCTGCTGCGCACCGGTGCTGGCCGCCAGGCTCGACGCCTGGGCGGCCAACACACGCTCCCGATGCCGCATGGCAGGACTGGTCATCACCGCGGTCCTCAGTGCTTGAGCTCGATGTTTTCGAACAGCGCCACGGTGCCGTAGTGCTCGACCACGTAGGCGTCGTTCGAGGACTCGTAGTTCTCGATCTGATCGCGCTCAGGGCGATCACGCAGCAACCGGCGGCGCGCGCCTTCCTGCCAGTAGATGGAGAGGTTGCTGAGCGGCGTCACCAGCACGGCATTGTCCGGGAAGCCCGGCACGCGGATCGCCGGCAAACCGCCCATGGCTTCGCGACTGATCAGGATGTCGCCGGCCAGCTCGTCCGTGGCGCGCTGGTCGCGGTTGAGCTTGGCGAACATCTTGTCGTGCAGCAGTTTGCGTCCACAGATGGCGACGAGGTCCGTCGCATCCCGATACGGCTCTTCCAGCAGCATCACCGCGTCATACACCAGGGCATCGATGTTGGCGTAATCGCAGCCCGCCACGGTGCCGACTTGGATCTTGCCCGCGGTCGCGCCCTCCTTCATCCAATGGCTGGGCGCCTCGGTGCGGATGTGTTGCAACCAGCCGATGTTCACGTCCTGCAGCAGCGGGTTGGCGGCGCGGTCCGTATCGGCGGCGACCTTCACGCCGTTGAAGCCGATCAGGATGCGATCCAGCGCCTGGCGCTTGATGATGGCGTCGCGCAGGCGCGTCTGGAAATCGGGAAACTTTGCCCACGCATCGATCTGCTGGTACTTGATCAAGGTGTCGAAGTCGGTTTTCTCACAGCGATAGCCCTGGTTCTTGAGATCGCTGACATCGCGCGGCATGCGGTCCTTGGTACGCGTGTCGGTGCGGCCGGCAATGGTGCCGGTGACGCCCAGCATGACTTTTTCGCCTTCCAGTTCCTGCACGCCGATGATGTTGATCTTGCTGAGGAACTCACTGCTGGCCTGCAGCTGGTTTTCCAGCGTCTGCTGGACGGTGGGCGTCACGCTGAATTTGCTCGCGGCGCTGTCCACGCCATTGAGCTGGGCCACGCGATCCGCGTAGGCGTTGAAGAGGCGGCGGGTGTCGTTACGCATGAAGGCTCCGGGACGGGCAGGCGGAAATCGGAAGAAAGAAAAACGAGTGCGGATCAGCAGTCGGTTTGCAGGACGCCGTTGCCGCCGGTGGCCGGCGGGCGTGGGGTGAACGCGGGCGTGGCTTCCAGTTCGGCGCGCAACGTGGCGAAGGCCGTCGCGGTGTCCTTGCCGGCGTGCTCGATGGCATCCAGACGGCGCGCGAAGGCGCTGAGCTGATCGGCGAACTGCTGCGTGGTGGTGGCCGAGTGCGTGGCCAACTGCTCCAACGCCTCGGTCAGGCCATTCAACGCATCGCCCAGCTCGGCGAACTGCGCGTCCTGCACCTTGGCTTTGCCGGTAAGTTTGGCGAGGCGCTCTTTGATCGCCGCGAACAACGTTGTGGTGGTGTTATCCGTCGATTCCTCTTCCCACTCGATCTCGACCGCTTCGGCGGCGGTGAAGAGGTTATCCGGGGATTGCTTGCGGCTCGCGAGGGGATTGCTGGAGGCTTGCGCCGCAAAGGTGAGCATGTCGGTGCCCAGGCTCGCCGGGCTGTCGGTGACACCAAGACCCACGAGGTACGCGCGGCCGGTGCTGGCGAATTTCGGATTGACCTCGATGCTGCTGTAAATCTTCTGCTTGGCTTTGGTCATGCTGACTAGATCGGCCGTGGGTTCGATCTGTGCGAACAAGGCCAGCTTGCCCTTGAGATCCCCGTCGGCGATTTCCTCGGCCTTCACAGCGGTCACGTCGCCATACGCTTTGAACGGGCCATCCGGCATCAGTCCGCGAATGTGCTCGAGGAAGATGCGCGCGCCATAGGTTTGCGGGTTGTAGGTCGCGGCGATATCGCTGATCCAGCTGCGCTCCATCGTGCGGCCATCGGTGGTCGCACCTTCAACGGCAACGCGGAAAAACTTGCTCTTGGCCATGGGCGACACCTCGTGAACGCAGCGATGTAAAAGGACGAGGCCATCCTCGACACCGCGCGTCACACGAGCAACGCGATAACGCGGTACCAGTTGCCTGGTACCCAGAACAAAGCCATCGATAAGAACGCGCGCGGGCGACGATGCGCGCATGGTGATGCCCGCTCCCGAAGTTGATCAGCGACGCTGTGCGCGTGCCTTGTACTGGCAAGGGTGGCGTGTGTCGGACATCGCACAAACGATGGGGATCGCGCGCACCACGGTGGAATCGTGGAAGACGCGCGATGCATGGGACAAAGCGCCGGTGATCGAGCGCGTCGAGACGTGCATCGAAGCGCGCATGGTGCAGCTGGTTTGCAAGGATCCAAAAACCGGGAGCGACTACAAGGAAATCGACCTACTCGGTCGCCAGATAGAACGCCTGGCGCGTGTGCGCCGTTTTGAGGCACCCGGCGGGAACGAAGCGGATCTCAATCCAGCCATCGAAGCACGCAACGCCGGTCCGAAGAAGCAACCCAAGCGCAACACCTTCAGCGAGGAACAGGTCGAGCACCTGCGCAAGACATTCCTCGACTCGCTGTTCGAGTACCAGCATATCTGGCATCGCGCGGCGGACGAACGCACGCGCATGATCTTGAAGAGCCGCCAGATCGGCGCGACGTGGTACTTCGCGCGCGAAGCACTCTTTGATGCGATCAGTACGGGTCGCAATCAGATTTTCCTGTCAGCCAGCAAGGCGCAAGCGCACATCTTCAAGCAGTACATCCGCCAGTTCGCACTGGAGACCTGTGATATCGACCTCAAGGGCGATCCGATCGTCTTATGGAACGGTGCGCACCTGTACTTCCTCGGCCAGAACGCACGCACCGCACAGGGCTATCACGGCAACTTCTATTACGACGAATTCTTCTGGACGTGCAATTTCGAGGAGATCAACAAGGTCGCCTCCGGCATGGCCATGCACAAGCAGTGGCGCAAGACCTATTTCTCCACGCCCAGCGCCAAGAGCCATCTCGCGTATCCGTACTGGACCGGGGAGCGCTACAACCGCCGCCGACCGAAAGATCAACGATTAGACATCGTCACCACGCATGAAGCGCTGGTGGGCGGCCTGCGCTGCCCGGACAAAGTGTGGCGGCAGATCATCACGATCGAAGATGCCGAGCGTGGTGGCTGCAGCCTGTTCGATCTGGACGAATTGCGCATCGAGTACACGCCGGACGAATTCGCGAACCTTTTGATGTGCCAGTTCCTGGATGACGGGGACAGCCTCTTTACGCTGGCGATGATGCAGGGCTGCATGGTCGACAGCTGGGTCGACTGGACGGATCTGCAGCCGCTGGCGATGCGTCCGTTCGGCTATGCGCCGGTGTGGATTGGATATGACCCCTCCCTGGGTGAGGGCGGCGATAGTGCGGGTCTCGTGGTGATGGCACCGCCCAGCAAACCGGGCGGGAAATTCCGTGTGCTGGAGCGGCATCGGCTGAAAGGGATGGATTTCGAGGCGCAGGCGGAATTCATTCGGAAGATCACCAAACGCTACAGCGTGACGTACATCGGCATCGACGGCACCGGCATCGGCGCGGCCGTGCATCAGTTGGTGATCCAGTTCTTCCCGCTCGCGCGGAAGATTGTGTATTCGCCCGATGCCAAAGCGCAGATGGTGATGAAGGCGCAAAACGTGATCGGCAAGGGGCGATTGGAGTTCGACGCCGGCTGGACGGATCTCGCCCAATCCTTCATGGCCATCCGCAAGATGCTCAGCCACAGCGGTCGACAAGTGACCTACACCGCCGGCCGTACCGAAGACACGGGCCACGCGGATCTCGCGTGGGCCTGCATGCATGCCCTGATCAACGAACCCCTGGAAGGCGCCACGGCGCGCAATACCAGTTTGCTGGAGATTTTCTGATGAGTGAGTCCGTAACGATCCCGCGTGTGGAAGCGTTTGCATTTGGCGATCCGACCCCCGT